TTGCGCAGTTAAAGATGCAAACCTTGTTGCATCCCATGAATAACCGTCATTTAAAGCACATATATAAAAATGATTTGTCCCGCCTTCATTTACAATGAAATATCCATCTATATAAACAACAAATTCTGGATTTGTTGGGAATCCAGGGTCGCTTATAATAGAAAACGAAGATGCAATTTCATCGAAAATATAACCATTAGTACCATCAACTAATATTACCTGCTGATTATTATTTGCAGCCATATAAACATTACCAATAAATGTTGAAATTGATCCAACGTTATTTGGTACAAGCAATGTATCGAATAAATAAAGTTTATCGCCTATAACACCATACAGTCTATTGCTATTAGTCTTTGGGAATAGCTTTCTTCCGACTAAAGACTCAGACAAACTAATAACTTTTTTATACCCAGGCATGTCTATCAGTACCGAGAATAAAGAACTTTGATCTCCATGAATATACATATTAACCGTGCGTTGAGAATCAACCAATGGATATGTATATTCATTGCTAAATCCAACTATGTTTAATGCTTCTTTCACTAAGTTACAACTCCAATTCTACTATCACTTACTACTGATTGGACTCCAAATGTAGGATTTTGGTCTATTGATAAAGCAATATCACTATTACCCCTTATTTCATTAAGCATTACTTCATATTCTTTTTCTTGCTCAGCAGACCAGTTCTCAGACTTGTATATGCACTTTAATTCACGAGCAAGAGAATATCTTAAAAATCTATGATAGTATCCTGGCAATTCATCAAAAGTGTCTTTTAGTAACAAATTATATAAATAGAACTTACCTCGCACATTGCATATATAGTTATAATCAGGGACTGGAAAGAATATAAGCTTAGAACTGCTTGCTTGACGCTGCAGAATAACTTTATTAGGCCTTGCGTATGATTGTTGATTACGAACTATAGTATCGTATTGGTCATATGAAACAATTGACACTGGATACGAAACATTATCAGTTAAACTATAAAATAATGTCACCCAATCAATTTCTACTAATGGATTATTGACAATATCAGGTGAACCGCTACTTGCTATAATATATGTATCTTTATTTGCAGTCATGGTAAACTGCAAAGTCTTAAAGAATGGTATATATACACCATTAACCTGATAATAATCTAATAATTCATTCAGATAATAAAGACCACTAAGAATATCTTGTCCATCAACTATTTTATATGGAGAATAAACCCCTATTGTTGCAAAAGCTGAAATTATTAGCTCATTTACAGTAACATTAACAGTCATCTTTTATTTCTTCTATTTTCTTTGGTCTTCCTTTATGCCTTAATTTGGGCATTACTTTAGATTCGCAGCATCCTAAAACTTCTTCACTATTTTTTTTTGGCTCCAATGAAGGATTAGGAAACCATTCAACGTAGTCTAATTCTTTTGTGTACACATCATCCGTTACACATTTAATCTTTTTTGTTTCTTTATACGTTTTGTGATAAATAATATTGAACATATATTTCCTTAATAATTAGTTGGGGGGCAAGCCCCCCACACTAAACATGTTACGTAATAATACGCCATGTGTGAGATGGGATCCAAAGGAACCCAGTAAGAATGTCGATTCTCATTATGTTTTTGTTGCTCAAAACCTCTGCGGTCTTGGAAACACGTAATGATACTCCGGTCTTGGGGTCTCTGAATGTAGACGACTCAACACCCTCGAATTGCACCAATGGAGGAGTTACCATATACAAAGATTCATTCGTATAAGCTAAATTACACTTATGAGTATCAGGCCTTAAAAGAGCGGCACCATTTGGTATTTCATTAGTTGCAACAGCAGGAACATTGATAATATTCTGATTAGGATTTGTAGAATCACCAATGATTGATGGAGAAACTGTAATAGTACAAGCTCCGCCAATACCAGAATCTGCATCTTGTGTAATTACAAATTGCATTCTACGTCCGGTATCGGATTTAGAGATAGGATCTACTTTATGCAAAGTATCAGTATCAAATTCGATAACGTCACCAGCTTTAAATATACCTGTGATTGAAGCTGTTAATCCGCTCAATACAATAGTATTACCGCTGCTTACAGCTCCATTAACAACTGGAGTACCAAGAGCTCCAGAATATGTTGAATGAGTGGCAATCAATTGTTCAGAGAACATGTCAAATGTTGATAAATGCCCAAGTCTAGAAGCTAAACTGATACCTTCATTTAATGTTTGGTTAAACGAATTTTGCAGTGCAGATTTTAGCGAAGAGCTATTTGATGGAGTAAGAGCCATATATCTATTTGCCATAGGAACGGCCATTTCATCCATTTCAGCGCTTACTTCATCAACTGCAGCAAACGTACTGATAGCAGTACCAGGCGTCCCAACATAGTTATATGTAGTCAAAGCTGCTAGAGCAGCAATATCCTTATTAATTTCTGCAATTAATGCGTTAACGCCAGGATAGAACACTCTTTCTTTCCAGGTATTTTCGCGTATTTTTGTGGATAAATCCTCAGTAGTATAAGCAACTGGGTAAGAGTAAAGCTGTTGCAACGTTAGAGGTAGTGAAGTTTCAACGATATCACTAGCAATAACCGTATCACCACGCTGAACTTTACCAAAGTTACTTAATCTGATGTTGATCGTATCACCAGCATCGTAGGTTCGGTCAGTAAACATTCCATCGTAAGAATGGTTAGCTGTGCCATAGAAAGTGTTGTTTAATGTGAAATGAGCTGCCGCCTCTTTAGATAGCAGATCACTATTAATAAAACTATTAGCCATGAGATTCTCCTAATTGTAAAAATGAACCAAATCATCTTTGGAGGAGTACTCTCAAATAAGAATTACCTATCTCCAAAGCGTTTTTTCTGTACAGCTTTCATTCGATTTACGATAGCATCAAAACTATCGTCATTCGATATTGAAGCCGTTTGTTTTACAGGAGATATAGGCTTTGGGGCGTTTGATTTAAGCTTTTGCTGAATCTTATTTTCTTCAACAAATTCTAAACGATGCATTTCTTTTATTTGCTGATGGACAGGTAGTTTTTGTATTTCTTTTATCATGTCAGGATTATTCTTCCATACATTATACACAACTTCTACGCTACTAGGAGAGGCAACCATTGTTTCTAACATTGTTTGCGAAAGGTATTGTTTTGCTTCTTCAACAACATCTTCATAATCATCATATTTATTTTTGACCGAATCAACGGTCTTAGTAAATGACTTTAACTGATTATTTACTTCATCTTGTTGTCTTCGTAGAACTTCGGCCTGCTTTAATTGCTGTAATTTTTTTATAACCTTCCCATCAACACTTTCTTCATCAACATAACTACCAGTTACAGGGTCTAATACCTGTCCTTGTGTAGCTTGTAACGCTTCTTGTTGATACGGTTGGTATATAGCATTTAATTGCGCCCTAAGTTCCGAAACTTCCGCATCTTTCTCTTTTAATCGCCTATTAGCTTGTCTATCTTTTTGCGCTAATCGTTTTTTAACCCAATCTAGTGCCTCATGGTCTTTATTATCTGTTGACGCATCATCTTTTGGCTCTTTACTTGGCTCATCAACAACATTTTCTTCAGTAGAATCTTCATCGTCCTGAGCTAAAGGCTCAGAACTAACTACTTCTTCTTGTTGAACATCTTGCTGCTCTTGCTCAATCGAATCATCAGATAAAATTTCTTCAGACATAAAACTCCTGCTATACATTTTAATAGGCGTACATAACCTCATGCTAATACATGATAGTTAAAGTATAGCTAGTATTTTATTAATTGCAATAGTTATCCACAACTTATTCACAGTTTATTCACAGCTTATTCACAGGTCGTGACAATTTGTCACGACCTGTGAATAAATCGTAACGATCATCTCAAAAAGAAGACAGGAAGAAGACGGAAAGAAAAACGGGGAATATACAGCCATTCTAAAAGTCTTGACATCTGAGAGCCTGTTGAAGTATCATTCCACCCGTCTTGATTATTAGATAAGTTGACTTTTCCGAAACCCAGTGATTCACGTAACTGGGTTTCTTCTTTCGTTTTCTTGCTCATTTCTCGCCCCCGTTAAAATTTTTCGAATTTTGCGAACCTATCCAAGCTTCAAACTTTTCACAATCAATCACTATTTTTCTCCCAATTCTATGAAAGCAACCGTTAAATCCGTTAATTTCAGAATTAAATATCAACCAGCGAATTGATGATTGACTAAAAGCAGGATAATGCTCAGGCAATTGACGAACAGTTAAAAAATTTTTCATGTATTTACCTCTCTAAATTTATTTGTGGGTGAATGCGCATTCAGCAAGATAATATGGCTTTTCGTCGGTTATACAAGCTTGGAATGTTACTAGGAAACTAGTCGGGAAATCGGGAAACTAGCCGGGAAGTTACCCGGGAAGTCGGGAAGTTACCCGGGAAGTCGGGAAGTTACCCGGGAAGTTACCCGGGAAGTTACCCGGGAAGTCGGGAAAAAATCATCTTGAAAATTTAAATTAGAAACTCATGTTACGCACTTAAGCTAAAAATGACTTGGTCAAAAAACATCCACATTCTACGAGTCATGGAAGGCGTTAGAGAGACCAGATTAGCGTTATATTGTTAACGTATAAGGTGTGGTGATTTAATATGTAAGATAGATATTAGAATTTAAATAATAAAGTCGTCTCTATACTCTAGATTATAGATTTATAACCAAGCACGCCGTACGGTGACGATTCGAGTATAAAGACTAGGTTCCAGCAGTATAACGCATAAATATTAAAAATAAAAATTAATTATAGTTTGTGATGGAAAGCGGGTTAAAATGTAATGGGCGGTGGGTTAATCGTTGTCGTAGTCTTCATAGTTAAGAGAATATTCTTCATCCGGAGACTCGTCATCATCAAAATTTTCATCATTAACATACGGTATCTTCGTGTCACCACCTTTGAACACAAGTGATATTAGACTCTGTAAATTGAATAGTTTTCCCATTAGCAAAAGCATGATCCATTATAAAACATAACGATCAAAAGTACTACTGTAATCGCGAATATTGCTATACTCATTCAACCCCAGCAATCCTTCTTAGAGCTTGATTCTCACGCTCTAACTTAGCATTATTTGTTTTAACAACTTCCTGTTGGTATTGTAAGGATGCCTTCCCAACTTCCGCTTCAGCTTTGATTTTATCTGCCTGCGATGAAGAGAAATCCTTCTTCAAGTCGGCCTGAGCTTTGATCATACGCGATTGAGCGGACATTAAACTTGCGTCTGCTTTCTTAGCTTCTGATGTAGCCATACTTCTCATCAACTGATCCTGTGGCGATGGTTGCGGAGGAGGAGGCTGTTTGCCCTGCTCTTCCATAGCGATGTTTGGTATTAGATATTTCCTTATACGCTCTACGATCTTAGGAGTATTGCTAAGCTCTAGGTTCTCAGCAGCTAAGTCAGGTAGAATGCCTGCTGCCGCAGGTACTCTTGCCATGAATTCCATCAATTGAGAGTATGCCTCAGCCTTTTGCATCGAGAATGAGCTGCCGCCTGTAATTGCTATCTCGTAATCTTTCTTCTCGATCTTGTTTTCATATTTATCTTTATCTACCTGTTTGTTAATCTCCATCACTTTCCTTGATCCGTCTTTTGCTGTAACAGAAATTGGCCTGAAAGTATCGTAGATGGTGGGTATCATATCTAAGATAATCCTCCCTACCTGCGTTTGAGCCCTTAACAAATTATCTGGATAAACCATTGCTGTAACATTGCCCTGTCTGATACGGTTAGCTACTGCTGCGCCACTAACCTCGTTTCCTTGGGCTCCTACACTAGACTCATATCTTCCTAAGATCGTATGTAAGTCGTGTTCTGCTCGATTGTACTGCATTAAAAGGGTTTGCGGAATCTCTAAAGGAGGTATCGGTATAGGAGCTGATCCAGTACGAGTGTCAGGATCATAATATAAGCCTATATTATCATTATCAATTCCCTTCCAAGCCCTCTTATTGTTTTCGGTATTTGATTTGGTGATAAGGAATTTCTCTTTCCGCCCACCCTTGATGTAACTTATCGTCTCTGTCGAACAGAAATTAATAAATTTTTGCGTGTCAACGGTGAACATTATGTATGGTCGCACATATTGCTCCCCATCAATAAAATAACTGTCCCCATCTACAAATACTATTGGCAATAGTTTAGACGGCCACTCCTCCTCCTCTAAGATTTCGGTACGAGTCATCCTGCAATGCTTTATCTTGCAGTATGACGTCTGCCTTTCGTCTATTACTTCTATCTTGTCCATGCCATTAGTTATGTTTATCGGCTTTCCTTGCGCGGATGATAAGATCTCAAGCTGTTGCATCATCTTCAATTTCTTGTTCTTATCTCTTAATTCGCTGTCAACATCATCTTTGTCGACAGTGGATCCGTCGCTCAATAAGCAAATTTTCTTTTTATGCCATACTTTATAATAATGATCAGCGATTGCGATCCTATCTTCTCCGTACCATGCGCGACTATACCCAGTATCTGCAATAGCAGCGTCCTTGGCACTATCGTAGTCAGCATCAGGATATTTATTTTTAAATTCATCTTCGCTCATATCAGTAATTGCGCCACAATACTCGCCGTCAGACTTATCGCTCTCTCTGGATGATGGGTCAAAATAACAATTTTGCGGTTCTTCAAACGACATCAGCCTTATTTCCTGATGAAAAGAATTTTCACTGGTGTAATCGGAGTATACAAAAACGGCACCATACCCAACGACCAGCTGATTTTTATATGTAGTCTGCCAGACGATATCTGTTTTTTGCGCATATCCAATCTCCTGGATCAAACTTTCGTACAGTGATATGTCTTTGCTTACCTGGGCATCATCCGGGTTATACGCAAGAGGAGTGACCTTTAAATTGGGGGAGATTTGCCTCTGCTCTCCAACCAATTGCATAACATGCGCGTATAATTTATTTACTGTCATCGGCACTTTATTATGGGTTTTATAATACGACGTAGAGGCATCGTCCCACTGGTCGCCCATCAAAAACGCCTTAAGATCTCGCCCAACTTCAGTGTTCTTCTTCCAATAAGAATACCAACTGTCTATTTGATCGATTTTGTCTTGTACTTCTGCTTTATCTTTACCCATTTTGCGCCTTAGTTTGATTGATATGACTGTAATTATTATATATCTTTATTTGGCAAAGTACCACAGTACCAAAGAATTTATGCAATGCAACCGTGCAACTATTTCCAAATTGGAAAAAGTTCATGACGCGAGATTTTATCGCCACCTTAGCACCACCCTGGAGTTTGTTCGTAGCAATCATCAGACGATATTGGCTTTTTAATCTCGATTGCATATTGTAGACAGATATACTGTAAGCAGTCATGCAAATCACTGTATGGATGCGTCTTGTCAGGCGCGTCCTGGAACTTCTCTTCTCCTAAGACTCTTAGGCGCTTGTAGTTGTATTTTCCCAGGAACCCCTTACGGAGATAAGGGCATCCCTCTTTCGACACCACTAGAGCAGGTTTTCCTGCGATTAGTTTAGACAGGTATGAGTCTACTGCATCAATCCTCTTAACAATGTTGTTTGTGATCGCTTTTGATGTAGCTATCCCGCACTCGTCAAGGATCATGATACATGACTCACGAGTTGATGGGCTCATGCTGTCACTTGGATCTCCTATAGAGATATATGGATAGTCCTTAAAATTAGCGTGCAGGTACGGTACCACAAAGTTTGCGGCAAGTGTCCTTATAGATACTTCTTCGGTATAAAACTCTTTAAGTACTCTTATCTGCCCGTTGCTGGTCAGTTGAGCGATGACACACGCAGGATGCAGCGCAAAGTCCCAGCCTATGACTAGCTGAGATCCCGGCTCTGGTCTAAGATTCAGCATGCAATGGATGTCATCATTATAACTCTCATATATTTTACGGCCCAGAATTACAGTACCGTACTCTCCTAGGCAGTAAACATTAATAAATTCCTTTGTCGACCCCTCAGCTATATCAAGATAGTAATTTTTGTTTACGAGGTTAGCGTAGTTATCACAATCTGTATTAACAACATACTCTCCTTTATTATCCTTTATTAGCCCTGGAGGCTGTCTGTAGATAGCATATCCACGCGGCCTATCTACCTCAAACATCCTATATATCCAGTGATCTGTATCAGGAGGATTGCTGTCAGCTATGATGCCAGACCAGTAGCTCCCGTCTATCATTGTACTTGATGGGTATCTATTATTTACTCGTGATCTCATATGGGTTAATGTCTCAAGGGCTATATGCGACAGCTCATTAATGTATGCACCAGTCGCTTCCATAGACTTTGCCCTCTCAATGTCTTCCGGCCTGTCTAGCGCCAAAAATATAAGCTCTAACTCTATCTTACCCACCCCGTCATTAAAGATATGTTGGTACGTTAGTACTGGCTTTTCTTTTTTTATGAGCGTCCCAACGCCATCAAACCAATGCAGCCAAGTCCTAAGAGTTGTTGTCTTAAGCTCCCCTGTTGTGTTACGTATAACTACCCATTTAGATCGCCTAACTCCATCTCTGCATGGCGGTATTGAACATGCTTGGAGCATGATCTCTGCACACATTCCAGTGCTCTTGCCAGAGCCGTACGCCCCCATAATGAACTTTACCTTTGATTTCTTATCTGCGTGTAACTTCTTGAATGTTTCTGAAGGCCTATATATTTTAGGAATATCTCCGTCTATCTCTATAACATAAGATTTGTGATCAATCTTTATGTTCTGCGTATCTGATCTTGCAAAGTTTTCCTCAATCCTGTCGAGGTCTTCAAGGATTTTCAGTTTATTCATTGCATACTTCTGCGGCTAATTCTTTTGGTAAGCAGATCTAACTTTTCATTGATCTCTTTATTTATCCTGAATTTCTCATCGACACTATATTTGGCGTTCAACATCTCTATCCATGTTTTTGCGCATGTTTCAGAGATTACTCCTACAGATGCCATATGTAGTATCATTGCCGACGCCTCCTCAGGATTTGTAGGAAGTTGGTCAGGTAAAGCTCTCGATGGTGGCTCCCAGAAGATTCCTATCATCTTTCCAAGCATCTCAAGCGCTTTTGTTGTCTTGTGGTCGCCTGGGTGCGCCTCTACGATAGCCATCAATCCTTCAATTATATAGTTAGCATCTAGATTTGTGTTCCCTCTAATATCAGCCCTTCTCTTTTCTATATAGTCTTTTACAATTGAGTCAGAAAAGTACGCTCTCATCCTAACCTCAGCTTGATCTCCGCTCATATCTCCGAAGACTGACACAAAGCTTTTATATTTTTCTCCAGTCTTAAGATACTCCTCAAGAAATGCTATTGTCTTCTGGTTTAGAGTCTTATAGCCATCAACCTTCTCAGTTGCAAGCCTTGGCCTGCCTGTTGGCCTACCCATAATGTATCCCCACAAAATAAAAAAAAGACCTAGATATACTATCACATAAGGCGAGTTAGTCAATGCTTTATTTTATTTTAAAAATAATCATAAATAATTATTGACACCGATGACAAAGTATGACAAAGTATGACAAATGATCGCGTCAACAATTGGCAAAGAGGAGATGGATACAATGACAACGACAGAAGAGAGTATTGAGATAACAATTAGTGATGTTGAGGAGAGCGATATATAGAGAGGACGATTAGTATAAAATTTAATAAACATAGGAGCAAAGCAATGGATAACATTAAAGACATTAAAGACATTAAAGACATTAAAGACATTAAAGATGAAAACGGGAACATAGACTGCGTAGACTGCGTAGACTGCGTAGATTGTTATAACTGCAAAGGATGCATAAGATGCGTAGACTGTAAAGACTGCAAAGGATGTGATGGATGCAAAGACTGCAAAGGATGTGATGGATGCAAAGACTGCGATGGATGCAAGGGATGCGAAGACTGTAAAGACTGCGCAGGCTGTAAACTGTGCGAAGACTGCAAAGACTGCAAAGACTGTAAACTGTGCGATGGATGCAAAGACTGCGAAGACTGCAAAGACTGCGATGGATGTGATGGATGTGATGGATGTGAAAGATGTTATGGATGTATAAGATGCGTAGACTGCAAAGACTGCAAAGACTGCAAAGACTGCAAAGACTGCGAAGACTGCAAAGACTGCAAAGACTGCGATGAATGCTATGGATGCGTAGACTGCATAAGATGCGCATTAGACTGCGCAGGCTGTAAACTGTGCGAAGACTGCAAAGGATGCGCAGACTGTAAACTGTGCGATGGATGCAAAGACTGCGAAGACTGCAAAGACTGCGATGGATGCTATGGATGTGAAAGATGCGAAAGATGTAAAGGATGCATAAGATGCGCAGACTGCAAAGACTGCAAAGGATGCGTAGACTGCAAAGACTGCGAAGACTGCAAAGACTGCGCAGACTGCAAAGACTGCGATGGATGTGAAAGATGCGAAAGATGCGAAAGATGTGATGAATGTATAAGATGCGTAGACTGCAAAGACTGCAAAGACTGCGCAGACTGTAAACTGTGCGATGGATGCAAAGACCGCGAAGACTGCAAAGACTGCATGGAGGATGATTAATATGGAAAGTATAGTCGAGATAACTCTTAGCGACGTTGAGGAGGCGTGGAGATTGGCGGCTGTAGAGTCTACATATAAAGAGGCCGATGAAGCCTGGAGAGACTCCGCATGGGCTCCTGTAGTATAAAATTTAATAAACCACTGAAGGGGGGGGGGTATGGAAA